ACAAGGCTTGACCAATCAAGAATACTCTGATATACTAGAAGGTGTAAGAGATTTTAAACCTTTTATGAGACAACACTTACAAGAGTTTAACTTAGGTTCTCGTAAACAAATTGGAGAATACTTACAAGATTTTGGTTGGAAGCCAAACGCATTAACCCCAACAGGTCAGCCTAAAGTAGACGAAGGAACTTTAAAAGATATAGTTCACATACCAGAAGCTAAACTAATTGCAGACTTTCTTTTATATCAAAAGAGAATAGCCCAAGTTCAATCATGGATTGAGGCTGTAGAAAAAGACAACAGAGTACATTGTTCAGTAATATCTACTGGTGCAATTACAGGTAGGATGGCACACAGGAATCCTAACTTAGCTCAAGTACCTAATGTCTCTAGTCCGTATGGTTCTGAATGTAGAAGTTGTTGGATTGTAGAAGAAGGAAATAAATTAGTAGGTATTGACGCAAGTGGTTTAGAACTGCGGATGTTAGCACACTACATGAATGATGAAGGATACACAAATGAAATTATCAACGGAGACATACACACAGCTAACCAAAAACTTGCAAAACTTAAATCAAGGAATCAGGCAAAAACTTTCATCTATGCCCTTTGCTACGGAGCGGGAAATGCAAAACTTGGAAGTATTGTTGGTGGAAGTTCAAGAGCAGGTAAGCAACTTAGAGAACAATTTTTTGATAGTAACCCATCATTTAAAGCTCTTACAAATCGAATTGAAAGAGCGTCAGGTAAAGGTTACCTCAAGGGGTTAGATGGAAGAAAGATTATGTTAAGACACCAACACTCAGCGTTGAATACTTTACTACAGGGTGGTGGTGCAATAGCTATGAAGAAAGCATTGGTGCTTTTATATAAAGACATTTATACTTGCGGTAAAGAATTTAGAGAAGGAGTAAAGATTGTAGCCAACATCCATGATGAGTGGCAGATAGAAGTACCAGAAAAGAATGCAGAAAGGGTAGGTAAAATAGCTGTCCTCTGTATCGAAAGAGCAGGAAAGTTTTTTAATATGAGATGTCCTTTAACAGGGGAATATAAAATAGGAGATAATTGGAATGAAACCCACTAAAAAAGATAGAAAGAAATTTGATTTAGATTTACAATATGGTAGTATCCGTGAGGATAAAATAGCAGACATGCTTACCAATAAAAAAATAGAAGTTAAATCCGAGAGAGATATCTGGCAGAAGTCAGGTAACATTTGTATTGAGTATGAGTCTTGGGGTAAACCTTCAGGCATTAGAGCAACTGAGTCAGACTATTGGTTTCATAACCTATGCATTGGCAAAGATGAGTTCTGTACTCTTGTGTTTAAAACAGATACGCTTAGAAAAATAGTAGACAAATTAGATACATTTAAAACTGTATCGGGTGGAGATAACAATGCTAGTCGTATGTTCCTTGTGAACTTACAGAAGTTATTTTCTTCTGATGTAATTAAAGCTTTTAAGGAGATTAAAGATGACAAAGAAACAGAAACAAAAGTTGCCTAGTTTAGATACTCTTGTTGAAGATATCTATGCTAAGATAGAAACTTTATCTAAAGGAAAAGAATTAAAAATTTCAGATGAAGACTTAGAATCTTTTGGTAAAGATATGGCAGATGCTCTTAAGCATTGGTCTATACCACAGAAAAGAACTAAAGAAAATTTAAGGATGTCTAGTATAGGTAAACCTTTAAGAAGACTTTGGTTTGATTCTAAGTCAGAGAAAACACAGGAAGTTTTTCCTGCTCCCTTACAAATTAAATTTTTGTATGGACATTTATTAGAGGTTTTACTTTTATTCTTTGTACGAATGGCAGGGCATACTGTTACATCAGAACAGAAAGAAATTACTGTTGATGGTGTTAAAGGTCACATGGACTGTGTTATTGATGGGCAGGTTGTAGATGTTAAGACTGCTTCGGGTTACGCTTTTAAAAAGTTTAAAGATGGTACTCTAGGAGAAGATGATTCTTTTGGTTACCTCGGACAGTTAGCAGGGTATGAAGAAGCAGAGCAAACTTTTAATGGTGGCTTCCTTGTTATGAATAAAGAAACAGGAGACCTTACTACTTTTATACCTGATGATTTAGACAAACCTAATATCAAAGAAAAAATAAAAAATGTACGTAAGTCTTTAGCTGTTGACACCCCTCCTGATTTTTGTTATACTCCAGTACCAGAAGGTGCATCAGGTAACATGAAGCTTGCTAGAGGATGTACTTGGTGTCCACACAAAATAGAATGCTACAAAGAAGCTAATGAAGGCATAGGTCTCAGAGCTTTTAAGTATGCTAAAGGATTAGTTTACTTAACTAATGTTTCTAAACAACCTAATGTAGAGGAAGTAAAAATATGAATGGAAGCAAAGCAAAGCAAGTACGAAAGAAAGCTCATACTTTAATGTTTGATTGGCTACACACTTTAGTTTCTCCAGAAGAGGCTAAAGATATAACTAAACAAAATTATTTAGATTTCTTTCCTACATTAGAAAAGTATGTATACCTTACTAATAAATTAACTCTTTCAAGTTATACTGAGCGTTGGTTTATACAGAACATTAAAAAACAATTAGCGAATAA